TCGTGATTCAATGGTTAGATATCTTGATGGCGAAGCGCCGGTACAGGTGGTCTTTCCTGAGGCGTCATTAACAGATCGAGAAATTATTATGGCTCAACGCACGGGCTTTTACGTGTGTGATTGTATTTGGGAAAATCTCAATATTGAAGAAGAAGGGGTAGTTGTATGACTAAACAAGATATTTGGAACAGTAATCTTTTAGCTAAGTTTGATTTGATTACTGCTGAACGTATTGCTGCGTATTTGAAGTTGCGTATATACGAGCTTGAAGAGCAGAAGGCTAGCCGTACTATTGCGTTTGGTGATGATACGGACAATATGGTGTGGAGTGCTCGCATTGTTGAGTTGCGTGAGTTGATGGTTCACATTAATGGTGATTTGAATAGCATGATGAATGATATGGAAAGTATGAGCCGAAAGGTTTAGTTGTTAATGGCTGCTAAATGTAAGGGGAAACCGTCAGCTACTTGGTATGGGAATGGTTGCCGGTGTGCGCCGTGTCGTGATGCGTGGCGTGTGCATGGTCAAGAGTTGCGGGATGAAAAACGTAAGAATAAAAAGCCTTCGGGTAGTCGTGATAAGCCGGTTGTGTTTAGTGATGCGTTTACTCGTGAGGAGATCTTGCGTGCGAGAGGGATGATGTGAATTTGTGGTTAGTGATCTGGTCGATACTTGATTTTGCTGCGATCAACCATGAGCCACCTCATCCTGAAGTTGCACCGATTGTTTGTGAGTATTTTGCGGATGATTGTGTAAATGCGTTAAGTATTGCGTGGTGTGAGTCATTGCATAATCCGAATGCTTATAACGGTGCAGATCATGGATTGTTCCAAATTAATAAGTACTTTTGGTACGAAACTTTTAAAGATAAATGGGATAACAGGTTTGATGTTGAACAATCAACTCGGTTTGCGTTCTACATTGTGGAACATACTGAATTGAAGTGGCAGCTTTGGACCTGTGGTCGCTATAGAACGTGACCTTTTGGATGCTTAATCCTGCATAAATCCAGCCTCGAAGGAGGTTTTCCCTTGGATTTATTGTTGGTATAATATTTCCTGAAAGGTCATAAGAAAGGGAGAGGGGACGTCGTTCCCATAAACAAAGTCCTCTCTCCCGAAGATCTCAATATGAAAGGGAGAATACGTGAAGTATTTACGTGTTAGGACAGATGTTTACAACGAAGCGTGTCAAGAGGAACGTGAACTTGTATTCAAGAATAAAGAAACATTGCAAGCCACTGTGCGTTATGGCGAAGGTTCAAGTTATGTATGGGCTGCTCGCTTTAGTGATGACACATGGCATATATCTATTGGTGGTTTGTCTTTAGAAGGCATCAACCAAGACACAATGTTGAATTTATTGCAAGCTATTAACAAAGAAACGGAGAAAAATGTCACATCAAATGACGCCACTTGATATCCAACATGCTAAGTATCGAGAAACACCTTGGCATCGTTTAGGTAATATTGGACATATTGATTGGGAAGAAGCTCGTGATGCTTTTGACTGGTGCGAAGTTCATCGTCACCCAATACACATTGAGCATGATGAAGTAGGTGTAATTCTTGAAGGCAGAGATGTCTTGAAGATGAACAATTACGCTTATGCTTATGCTGAGGTGAGCCCTAAGTATCAAATAGTACAGCATCGGTTTTTAATTGATGATTTAACTGGGTTGCTTATTGATACTGGTTTAGTTGAGACTATTGAATCAGTTGGTACTTACGATAACGGTGCTGTTGCTTACGTTTCTCTTAAATTCAAAGACGTAATAAACATTCCGGGCTGGTCCACAGTTGAATCAATATTTAATATTGGTAATGGGCATGACAAGCAAGTGCCTTTAATTGCTACTCAATCTGCAACTGCGACGGTGTGTGCGAACACATTTAAGTGGAACATCTTAGATAAGGATGCTGTCTTCAGGTTTAAGAAGATGGGTAGTCCACAGGAGATGATGCAAGAAGCTGTTGAAGAGTTGTGTGCAGGGTATGAACGTCATACACAGTACGCTGCACAAATTGAACGAATGTCTAACCAGATGTTTGTCGATCAACAGTGGGATAATTTAGTTGTTGATCTTATTGGGCCTCGACCGCTTAATATGGATCATTCATTAACTCCTCAGGGTTTTCACAATCAGTTGACTCGTTGGGTGAACACTAGAACAGATCTTAATTCTAGGTTCTACGATGATGAAGATATAACTGGTGTGCGTAACACTAGATGGGGTGCACTTATGGCTGTTCAAGCATGGGAGCAGAAAGATAAAGCGCTTAAAGGTATTAAGAGTAGTGATCAACGTACTCGTAGACACCAAGCTAACGTTATGTTTGGCAAGTTGCCTATGACTGAGAAAGCTGCTAAAGCGCTCGTAGTTGGGTAAAAACTTATAAGAGAGGATGTGCTCGTACGGGTAACCAGAGCAACTTGGAGTCAATGCATCCTCTCTTATTAATTCTTATAAATAAAGGAGAAAAAATGGAGATAACAGTAGATATAGATACACGAGAACTTGCTAATGACGGCACGTTCTGTGACATCGTTGGTGATATAGCTGCTGATGTGATCCGTGATAGCGGTGATGTTCAAACTATTGTTTCTGAAACATTAGAAAGCGATATTGGTTATTACATAGAGCAACACATGGAGGACAGTTCAGTGTTAGATCCTAATGATGATGCTTTCATTAACGCTGTAGCTAAAGCCATACTCAATATGGCACGTAGCTATGTCGGAGAGTGAGGGAAGGCAGCAACGTGATATTGGGATGGCACGGGCAGAGTTAGGTGCTCGTCCATCTCAAAAGCTTGCTGCTAAACATGCCATAGCTAAAGTCTGTCGTAGTACAGCGCCACATAACTCGTGGACTACTGATGAAGTTCATGCTGTTTTGGAAGCTATGAATGTCAAGTTAGATAATGCTCGGGTGCTTGGTCCGTTAATGAAGCAAGCGCAAAAGGCTGGATTGATTGAGCCTGTTGTTTGTGAGGGCTGTAATCGTCAAGAAACTCGGTTATCTAAACGCAAGAAACGTCATGCTGGTCCGCAGTACATATGGCGTACAACACCTACTTACTATTACGAATATTGGAAGGAGTAATAATGGACGTGTATATTAGCCCTGACCCACCTGATGATCCTTATGCAGATTTAAGTGATGATGAGTATGAAGAAATGCTCGAAGCTATCGAAGTTGCTGAGTCGAATTATTGGGATCGCCGCATTGATGAGGCCCGAGGAAATTGATATACTGCATGTAGAAAGGGAGAATGATGCAGTACGAAACGGGTCCGGCACAAAGTGTGCTGGAAGATTACATACGTCATCCTGCGAGTAAACCTACAGCAGACGGTTCTTTCCTTCGAATATCTAATGTGACTACGTGTGCACGTAAACAGATATTTGATGGGATGGGATTGCCTCGTGTAGAAGCAGGACCTAATGCTGTGAATGGATTTGTTGCTAAGGAAATAGGCAACACCATGCATGAGCATATTCAAGCAGCGTTTAAAGAACGAGTGCCTAACTTTGAGTGTGAAGTTGAGGTCAGTATCCCTGAGTGTTTAACGTCTGGTCATGCTGATGGGGTCTACGATGACACCGTTTTAGAAATTAAAACGATGCGGAACTATGGGTTTCGTAAAGCACGGAACGAAGGACCTAAAGAAGAGCACTTGTTTCAAGCGTGTGCGTATGCTTTAGCGTTAGGTGTAACAAAAATACATTTGGTTTACATGTGTAGTGATGCTACACCGGGACGTTGGAAAGATAGCGCTCGTGCTGGCGACATGGTTGAGTGGCTTTACGATATTTATGATCCGTTTGATGAAAGCGGAACACCTATTAGTACAGCTACTACGTATTTCTTAGAAGACCATGCACGTATGGCTAAAAGCTACCTGAATACTGGTTTTATACCGGAAGGTTTGCGGTCGTATTGGGGAACAGAAATTCCTTGGGAATGTAATTACTGCCCGTACTATGACGTGTGCGAACAGCATGGTGACATAGACATTGTTGATGTAATTGATCTTGTAACAAAGGAGACTGATGAGTCAGTTAAATAAATTAGCAACACCATTTTCCGACAGGTTTATTGAAACCAAACCGGGAAAATTTTCTGCTTCGTATGTGCCTCATGGCATTGTGTCGCAGTTTCTATTAGGGATAGTAGGTCCATATGATTTTGCTATTGATACTCTTGTTCGGGATGCTGACGGTACTCTTACTGGTTGCCTCTGCACTCTTACTGTTGACATTGACGGACGAACTACTTCGGTACAAGAAGTTGGTGAGTGCGAAAATCCAAACAACTGGAAAACAGACGGAGCACGTTTAAAAGCTTGTGCGTCTGACGGTATTAAAAGGTGTGCTATGAGATTAGGTCTCGGTCTACATCTCTGGCATAAACATGACGGGAACTATGTTCTCGCAGACATTCTCAATAAAAGAGAGGAAGAAGAAAATGAGTAATATATCTATAGCAGGAAACACAGGTAGTGATTTAACATTACGTTACGCTCAATCAGGTAATGCTTTTATCACTGTGCCTGTAGCTGTTACAACTGGCAGAGATGACACTAAAGAAACTCATTGGTTCGATGTTAAATGCTTTGGCGATTTAGCTGAACGCATTGCAGAGTTACCTAAAGGAAGTCGTGTCATGTTTACTGGTCGTATGAAACAAGATAAATGGGAAACGAAAGAAGGTGAAAATCGCACTAAATTATGTCTTTACGCTGACGAAGGTGGTCCTTCATGGCGTTGGCATCCCAAGGGTAGCCCTAGTGATAGAGTTACAAAAGCAGCAGTAGAAACTGTACAAAATGCTTTTGCAGATGGTGAGGAGCCCTTTTAATGGACAGTGTGATCGTACCCATTCTTAACGATGAACTCACAATTTTATCTTTTGTTGTTCCTAAAGATTTTGCTAATCGTATAGAAATGAAAGCAGCAAAAATTATTGATGGGTTTGACAATCATCCTAGTAATGGAGAGATGGACCCTAACAATAAAATGATGCAAAGCATGTCATTTGTTATTCAAACTTCGTTTGACTTTTACGATAATTATGTTGAAGGTGACGAAGATTATCCACCAGATATTGAAGAATTTGAATGAGCAAAGCTAAACAGAAGGGGACTGCTTGGGAAACTGAGTGTGTTAGATATCTTGAAAGCTACACAAAGCATGAGTTTATGAGACTCCCGCTTGTAGGTACTAAAGATGTCGGAGATATTCGGTGTCTTGACCTTCCTGAATTTGTGTTTGAATGTAAAAACAGGAAGGATGCTTTGTCTTCTTTGTCTCAAATTATGAAAGAAACAGAGCAAGAACGAATAAACGCAGACGCCAAATTTAGTGCAGCGTTAGTTAAAAGACGCAACTTTGGAACTGGCGGTGCGTATGTTGTTATGGAAATGCATACTTTTGCCCAATTAATAAAGGAGAGATTAGATGGGAGAGGTAATCAAGTTGGAAGTACCTTCGACACCAGAGTTCAAGGATCTGAGTCAGATGCTGAACAGATGGTGGAAGGAACTGGATAAAAAACCTTTTGGTGTAAAGCCACTTAGGATTAGACACATTGTTGAAACTGCACATACAGCAGGGTGGTCATTGAATGAGTGTTACGAAGCGTTGAATGTTACTTGGGCTTTCACAGAGAAAGCTTTTGAAACTGCTTTGCGTCGTATAGCTGATGAAAAAAAGGTAGTGCAAAATCCAAGTAACGTTGCTAACATCGAGAAAACTTTGAATGCCATGGCAACAGATAAACGTGATGCGTTGCCAATGGATGAAAATATAAAAAGATTGAGAGAACTACGAAAAGATTTAGGTAAGGGCTAGCCGGGGATGGGTTCTCGGTAATGGGGTATCGAGAGTTTTTACTCTCCTTTTTACTTTCGATACCCCGCCCTTAACACTTAGCGTGGTAAAATAAAGGTGACATCGTGATTGGAGAAAAGCGATGAAAATTAAAGTCCAAGAAGTACCAGCACGAATAGGCGCCGGATTAAGTGTCCGAGGATATGCCGTTATTTGTGATAGCCAAATACGTGAATGGTTTCGTAGCAAAGAAGAAGCCATGCGTGTAGCTGAACTATTTAAGGATGATGCGTCTAATCCTGAAGATTACTAATGTTCATGGATGATCTCGGCCACATCCGCTGGGAGAAAAAAGATTTTAAAAAGCACGGCACTCTTGCTAAATATTTAATTGGAGAATGTCGTTGCAAAAAATGTAAGAAACGTATCCTTGCGCCTGATCAAGAACGTGGACCGTTACGAGCTAGATATAATTTTGATTAAACTACTTCGGGACGTGCAGAGCTATTAGTTAGTCTTTCTCTGCAATAAGAACGACAACGTTGACACTGATATGTTTGATAACTCATCGTTCGGGTACACCGAACCCCACGTTTTTGTAACCTGTCGCTGCCACATGTAGGACACTGACGAGAAGTTGAATCAATTACGTTTCTATTAGGATGGTTAGTCATCCACGGACGTAACCGTTCGTAAACATCTACCAACAGATCTACGTCTTGTTTGGCATACTTCTTCATTGTTCCCCACGCTTTAGCTTCACCCTTCATACAACCTGCCCATGTTTGGAATCCTCCTGTGACTTCTTTCCCTCCGAGCCCAAGGTGTTCCCCGAGATGTCCGAGTCTGTTGCTGTTAAATTTAAAATGTTTACGTGCGATTTTTAATGTGTCAACCGTTTGGTAAGGGCCAGTTGGTCCAAAGTTGTGGTAAACAAAACGTGCGTTAGCTTTTTTAATATCAAATGCGTCTGAGTTGTGACCTATTACTATGTCTGCTTCGTCTAGTAATTGCCAGAGTTTGTAAACAACATCGAAATCGTTTTCAGGGTCTTCGTTGTAGAGATCAAAGTCGTTTAAAGATACGACGTGTGTTTTCTTTTCGTGTTCCCATTTGTATGAGAAACATATGATGTACCACTCTCTAGCGTGCTCGATGACATCTTGTTGCCATTGACCCCACACGTAAGACAAGTTAGGTGCTGTTTCAATGTCAAAGAAAAGAACTTTAGACATATCCCTTACGGCTAAGTCGGAACTGTCAGGAGCCGTGCTAATAGCGTACCTTCCCACCACGACCCATCATCGGATAGTCGTTCAGGTTGCATTTCTAAACGCTCTATAGTTACTGTTTCTGAACGGCTGCCTTCTTTGTAAACAATCGAGTTACCACTTTCCATTAAGTTACGAAGTTTTGTAAAGGTCGATCCGGCAGCTAATGCTACGGGTGCGCCAGAGTTACGTGCTGTTAAAACGTTTCGTCTTAAAACAACAGGCAAAATAATTTCGTCTATGCGTCGAGGTACAGCTACAGCCGTGCATTGCCAGTCGTGACAAACAGGTGCTTTGGTTGCATCTGATGCTGAACGGGTAATTGTGATCGTTAAGTCGTAAGAGATAGCAGTGTTTACGTTGTCTGAAAAGGTAAAAGTTTCTGGGATACCTGTTTTTAATGAACCTGATGAAGGGATTACAGAGGCAGTGTTAGCGCCGTTACGAGCAGTTAAAGTAATGCTGCCGACAGGTGTAGTTGTTTCTGAGCCCAGTGTGTATGTGCCGGTAGCTGCGTTGTAAGTTACACCAGTTGCAGGGTAGACACGTTTAAGGTTTTCGTATTGTGAACGGTCTAAATCAATAACACCTGAGCGTAAAAGTTTGGGCACAACAGTTGACCAAGTTATTTCGCCAACGATTAAAGACCCTGATGCGACTCGTTCGTTGTTGTAGTGCTCTCTTTGCAATACTGCGGTGCCGGAACTTTCGACTCCCATAAATAGTTTGGGTGTCCCTGCATTTTTAATACGTGTTAAAGAAGTTATTTTATCTGAAGCTGTTGCTGATGCTGCTGAAACAAGATCGGTTGCGTAAGCAGGAACCAGTGTGTCTGTGAATGTAGCTAGGTTTGCTCTGTAAGCTGTGCCGTAGTTAGTGCCCCACCACATAAATTTTTCGTCTGCTTCTAATGCGAATGCTTCACCACCTGTATCTATAACAGGTCCAATTGTTACACCGGATGAGCTTTGGTCTATTAAACCGACACGAAATCCAACGTTAGTTGCTATACCTAACACTCCACCGTATGCAAGAATTTCGTTGATTGTTTCGTTGCGAGGTAAAGATGCAGCAATGGTTGGTGTTAGCAAGGTTCCGTCTGCGCTACTTACTCCTATGTAATAAATAGATCCTGAGTTATCAGTGTTTGCTGCTGCGTAAATTCCATTAGCCCCAGCGGTTATAGAAACCCATTTGCTAGAACTAATAGGTAATGAGTAGTCCAATGAGGAAGAAGCTTTTGCGCCAGCAGCATCTAGTTCAAATATTGAATTGTCGTCAGCAGCAACGATACGTCCTGCAACAATTTTTATAAGATTTGGAGTTAAAGAACCAAAAGAACTAGTTGAACTTGAACCTATAGTTGATTTTTCAACAGTTATTCCGCTAGCAAAACCAATATATACGTCAGTTCCATCGCTGGTAAGACTAGTTATTGTGCCACCAACAGTTATTCCGGCGCTTGCGTTCCATGTCGGAGAAGACCCAGCAGGACTTGTTGCCCAAAAAAGTTTGTTTGCTTGCCCAACATAAATGTATTCAACTCCAGATGAATTAGTTACAGCTAACGTAAAAATTTCACCTGTTGTAAACGATGGAGTATTTGTACCAGTTGGTGTTTCAGTTACAGGGAGTAAAGTAATTTGTCCTTTAGTCCATATGTCAATTCCAGAAGAAGAATAAAATCGTTTTCTGTCTGAGTCTTCGTTATCTAAATAAAGTTGTCCTGCTCCTAAAGACCAGTCAGTTTGAGAACGCACCCATGCACCAGTTGTGTCTAAAGTGTTTTCTCCAGCTTCTCTGCTGTTGTCTCGTTGTTGACGGGCAACAGGAACCGTTGTACGTCGATACTGTGTAGTGTCAACTAAATAAGAAACACCATCCAGTTCAACTGGTAACGATTCAGCATTAAAACTCACGACCAGTACCGACCCCAGTTGCCAACTGGTCTACTCGACGAGTTGTCTTTAAGGTTTTGAGGGTACATAGCTGCTAATCGTGCTGATTCAGCTTCTAAACGTGACCTTCTACGACCCATTAGATCTCTAAAAGATGCTGATATTGCGCCGGGCGGTACTTCTTCAGCCATTCTTGATGTGCCTTCAGCATCTAAAAACTCTCGTCGTATTGGACGTGTAGTCATTAATGCCATAGCTGCCCCAAGAGGAGGTAAATCATAAGCAGTAGTTGGCATACCAGTAGACGCCAATGTTGTGCTTCCATTAGTTACAGAACCAAAAGGAGATTTGTAAAGAACAGTTACTTTTTTACCGGGCCATGCTGCTCCGTAAAGAATTAGTGCCATACCGCTAGAAAACGTAGCTGTATCTCTATTTCGTTTTAGTTTCCAAGAACTAACAGCAGGCTCCCGTGCTTCTACACCAATTTCTGCATAAGTTACAGAATAAATTGATTGCACTTCTTCGCTTGTTAAACCAGTTAAGTCGTATCCATCTGTAGGTGCATTGTAAATAAAACTTGTTGATTTCATTTGGAACATTCCAGAATTTGGTGCAGATAGATCACGCAAATCGTGATTTAAAGCATCAATAATTCTGTGTGTAGGAAATTTAGGAGAAACTCTTACTATTGAATTAACTGCATGCCCTGTAGAAGATGCTGTTGAACCGCCATAACCTCTAAGAACATTAACTGTTGTTCCATCTACTGATGTAACGTACATAAGTTCTTCGTTTATTTCTATAATGACACCTTTTACTATGCCTGAGTTAGCTGCTTCGCTAATTGTAAAAGCTGTGCCTGTATTGTTTTCTACTGCTGGAGCCCCAACTAACAAAAGTTCTTCAACATAACCTGATAACAGCATGTCTCTTGTTTCATCAATCCATATTTGTGCTGTCACTATTTGCTCCCAAGAACATCGTTAAGGGCTTTTTCTTTACGTTTTTTCTCTGATTTTGGACCTTGAAGCAAAGTTCCTGCTGTAATTTCGTGTGTAGTAGATGCTTCTCGTTCCATTTTGGCAGCGCCATCAATGCCCTTCGGCTGAATACCTTCAGATCGGAGACGTTTATAGGCGTCCATATCTTTTTCTTTGGCTCTTTCTTTAGCTTTACTCCCAGCCCAATCAATTTCTTTTCCATCATGCATACCTTTTGTCGGTGTAGCAGAAGCAGAAATATGAACTTGTCCAAAGTATTTACGAACTACTCCAGCACATTCTTGGCATACTCCGTTGTAAGTTTCGTTAAAGCCATGACGGATATCATGCGATAGCCCACAATCAAGACAACGGTAAACATAAATTGGCATTATTCTGGTCCTGCGTTAAACGAATAGCCAGCAGCGGCTAAAAGTGATACTTCTGTAGATGATAAATCAGTTGGACTCTCATGTCCCCCATATATCCAACGAGTTACAGTAGACCAATTAGCTGGCAAATATGTTTGTACTGTTGTTCCGTTGATTATAAAAATATTTGTTCCTTTAGCTCCGGGTGCAAAATGTCTCATTAATGCATAAGCAGCAGGAGAACTATCTTGTGGGTTAATTGCTCGTGGCAATGTATTTTCTGTTGGCATAACCAATCGTTCATACATTTCCACTGAAGGAATATTTGTTGTTATAGCAATAGTTGCTGGTGTAGCTGTAAAGTTACCGCTAGCAGTTGCTGAAGGTATTGTTGTTGCACCAGCAACGACTCCCGGTGTCGCATCAACAGTTATGTACAGCGTATGGCCGGGGAATGTTGCCTGACACGCCACAACAGCCGGTGTAACAGTCGCAGAGATTGTGGCACTAGGGAGGGTAGCTGGGACTTCTATCCCTGCGTGTACGCTAATTGAGTTAGCAGTAACTGAAGGTACAATTACTACTGGACAGGCAAGCGTTGCCGGTGTAACAGTTGCCGGGACCGACGGGCTTGCCGAAAACGTCGTCGTAACACCGATTGTGGCTGGCGTCGCAATCGCTGCCACAGTATGACCAGTGTCAGCAGGCTGAGAATAGCTAACACCCGACTGGCTGTAATCCACCAAGATACGGTTGTCTGGAACGGAGGCATCACGTTCGTTGTAATCGAAGCTTGTTTTGTTGTAGTCATAACCTGACCTATACGCTATGCCGCCGGGACGTTTAGGTGTATAGACATAGGTGAAAACAGGCGACAGATCTGCTGAACACGCAATCGTGCTCGCAGATACAGTCGCATCACGTTTTGTGTAAGGAAAGTTAGCTTCCCGATATTGGATACCACTTTCGTTGTAATCGTAGCTGCCCGGATATTTTGGGGCGTAGTCGAACCCCGGCTCTTGATATTCAATCTCATCTTTGTTGTACGGATTGACAGCAGGGAGCGGCACCGAACAGCCTCATCTTTCTAACCGGTAACTGATGCCGTTTCAGGATCTCCCACTTTTCGAGCAGCAACAGCTTTACCAATAGCTACAAGGGCCGCAACTCCAGCGACCTTCAATGAGTCCATCCAATCTGGACCGGGAACTGCCATAGCAGCTACCCACGCCTGAGCGAAAGTAGCGACAGCACGTTCTAAACTATCTTTAATAAAACGCTGGTTGAACAACTTCTTGTCTCCGTATCTGCATAGCCGCCCAAGTCTTTGGACCAACTACGCCATCTGCAACAAGCCCTTTAGCTCGCTGCCATTGTTTTACTTTGGCGAGTGTACCACGCCCAAATATTCCGTCGGCTAAAGCTCCTACTACTCGTTGGACATGAACAACTGCTTGGCTACGTGAGCCCTTACGAAGTGTTCCGGGGAACGGAACAAGTCCATCTTCTGGTTCTTTAGGCAAAGTCATTACAGGACTGCTAGTTACCATGCGTCGCTGGATCATTCCTCGTAGTTCGCTCATTGAAAACGAAGGATCTACTTTGCGTGAAGTCCATTCTTTGTGCCCTATAACAGCACAGTCAGGGTTCCAGTTATGTCCGTCGCACAGAAAAGCGCACAACTCTACGAGTGCGTCCATCTGAGCCTCGGGTACATCTTCTCCTAACCCGTCGTTAATAATTGAAACACCTATTAAACGAGAGTTAGCACTAACTTTGCCGGGGCTTGTAGCGTCACCAGTAACAGGGTTATTCTGTTGCATCCGTGTCAACACAGCTTGTAAGCCACGGCCAGCGTGGTTAGCTTTTACGTTTGTGGCAGTCAACTTGACAATGGTGCCATCACGTTTGATGAGGTAGTTGTACAAAGGTCCGGGTACTTTGTTGACTCCTCGTACACACATTGCGATTACGTTGTCTGGGTCTGCGTTACGGTTTGAAGCAGTGTGATGAACAACTATCCCAAACGGTTTTAATGGTCGTCCAGTGTTGACTTTGCCGGGAGCATCAACCAATTTCATGGGGAGGAAGCTCCTGAACAAAGTCGTATGTCACTGGATTCCACACAGTTTCATAAGTCATAACACCATCAATTACTTTTACTGAAAGTTCTCGATGAAAACAAGTTTGTTTGATAGGAGCAGTATTAGTTTCATCTTCTCCTTCGCCAAATTCAGGGTAAATAAATATTGGGTCTGGTTGACTAGAATTTGTTACTTCATGCCAACCAGCAGGTAGTTCATCACCTGTTTTCCAATCAGGGATTATCCTTTGGATATCACCAATGTATTGCCATTCAGCGTCAGGGTTGACATAAACATGCTCATCTGATTCTTCTGACATTAACCAACCTCATCTAAATAAACTGCGACGTTAGCTTGGGCAACGCAATCTTCAAGTTGACCAGTATAAGAAGAAATACTGCCAGTGCTTTGACTACCGGAACTGCTTTGACTTGCATCCCCCGCTGCGTCAGTATGAGTCCAGTTGTTTTTGTAATAAAGATCATCGCCGGGAAAATCGCCAGACAAAGCGGTGCTGTTGTCGGTACCTGTCCCGTCAGTAGGCAACTTAGCTATAAATGGGCGATAATTCGTATCTACGAACGCTCCAGTTATATAAAGAAAACTTTCGTCTGAGTTAAGTGCGGCCCGCATTGGATAAACGCTTGCGCTAGCGGTAGTTGTCGCCAAAGTTTTTAGTGTTGTCCCGTCAAGAGTTTGGATGTTGCCGCTGCTGTCGTACTTTGCCCAATGAACACTCGGATTATTAGCGCTACTAAATTGTTGGGTGTCTGTTGAATTGAATACCACATAGACGTTGCCGCTTGAATCAACAACAGGTGGGGGTATGTAGTCAAATCCACCTGTAGAACTGTCAATCGTAATTTTTCGTTGCCATTGAATAGATCCATTGCTTTTAGCAATTTTTAATAAATGCAGTTTTTTGTTAGTTGCATCACCGAATGTGAAATAAAGATTGTTGGCATCAGCCGTACAAAGACCCCCACTTGCACCGCCTG